GGAATGACCAATCGTAATGCAACTGAAAATATCAAAGCTCGAGTAGCACAGCGTAAAGAGCAAGCATTACCCGAGAGTGAAGAACTAACAGCAATGTTAAAAATTGCTGGTCTAAGATAAAGGAAGCGTTATGGATTCATTACTAAGAAAATATATAGACATCATTGAAGCAACTGCTCCTGCCGCACCAGTAGCACCGGCTGCTCCAACAAAGGCTCAACAGTTGGTTGCCAAAGCTGGGTTACCAGATCCAAATGCAAGTCCTGAGCAAATGGTAGCTAACATGCAAAAAGCAATGCCAACACCACAAGAGATGATGGCTCAGCAACAAGCAAGGATGCAGGCAAACAAAGCAAAAACAGCGGCGGCAACTGTTCCAGGAACACTAAAAGCAGGTGACGGCAGCGCAGTAGTTGACGGTAGTGGAGCTCCTGTACAAGCAGGCACACAACCAGCACCAGCGGTTGCGGCTCCGGCAGCACCTGAAGTACCGGCAGCGCCAGCAGTACCAGCGGCGCCTGAAGTACCAGCGGCTCCCGCAGTACCGGCAGCACCAGCAGTACCAGCGGCAGCACCAGGCGCCGCAACTGGTGTTAATGCACAAGGTCAAAATGTTACAATGCCAAATGGTATAAATCCAGAAACTGGAACACCAACAACACCACAACAGGCAGCGACTCCCGCTCCAGCGGCTGCTCCAAATTATGACACAATGCCATTTGGACAAGCATTTGGTGCGGCACGTAAAGCAGGTGCTAAAGACTTTACGTGGAAAGGCAAAAAGTATGCCGTACAAATGGCACCAAAACAAGCCGCAACACCAAAACCAGCTCCTGCAAAACCATTACCTGGCAAGACACCGTTCCCAGGAGCAGGACAAATTAGTGATAACCCAGCGGCTGAAAGCAGAGACACGTCTATAATGAAAGAACTTAACGCAATGCGTAGAATTGCTGGATTGAAAGACTCTGGAACATAATTGGTAGAATTACTTCAATATTAAGCAAGATTTCACTTGCGAATATAAATAAAAGTGCGTACAATAACATGTATGCACTTTTTGTTTGTGTAGTGGCACAAACAAAACATAGGCAAACAAAGGCATATTAAAGGAGAAATATTATGGCATCTTTGGCTGAAATTAGAGCAAAACTTAAAGAACAAGAGTCACGTGGTACTGGTGAGAGAACAGGCGGTGACAATTCAATATATCCATTTTGGAACTTAAAAGAAGGTAGCGAATCCGCAGTACGCTTTCTTCCAGATGGAAATTCCGACAACACTTTTTTCTGGGTAGAACGAGCAATGATTAAGCTCGAGTTCGCCGGTATTAAAGGTGAAACAGAAAGCAAAAAAACAATGGTACAAGTACCCTGCATGGAAATGTATGGTGAGACATGTCCTGTTTTGAGTGAAGTACGTGCTTGGTTCAAGGACCCAGCGTTGGAAGATATGGGTCGTAAATATTGGAAAAAGCGTAGTTATATTTTCCAAGGATTTGTGACTGAAGATGGTTTGAAAGAAGAAAACAGACCTGAAAATCCAATTCGTAGATTTATTATTGGTCCACAGATTTTCCAATTGATCCGTGGTGCATTGCTGGATCCAGAAATGGAAGACTTGCCAACTGACTTTGTGCATGGTGTTGATTTTAAACTAATCAAAACCAGCAAAGGTGGCTATGCTGATTACAGCACAAGCAAATGGAGTCGTCGTGAACGTCCTCTAACTGATGATGAGTCAGCGGCAGTTAAGGCAAATGGCTTATTCAATCTCAAAGACTTCTTGCCTAAGAAGCCAAGCGAGATCGAAGTTAAGGTCATTAAAGAAATGTTTGAAGCAAGTGTTGATGGTGAAGCATTTGATATGGAACGTTGGGGTCAGTATTTTAAACCCAGCGGTGCTAATCAAAATACTGGTGATCCAGTGGCACAAGCAACAAAGATTGCAAAAGCAACTCCAGCAGTTGTGGAAGAAGATCCACCGTTTGATGTTGATACTCCTACAGCGGCGGCTAAACCCGCTACTGAAGCTGTGGCTAGTGGCGGTGATCGTGCGCAAGATATCCTTGCAATGATCCGTAATCGTCAAAAGTAATAAAAATAAGGGGGCTTAGTCCCCCTTACTAACTACAGTACAAGGAGAACAACTATGGCTACAAAAGCCTTTGACTTATCTAAATTTAGAAAAACATTAACAAAAAGTATTGAAGGTCTCGGAGTAGGCTTCAATGATCCTACAGATTGGATCTCTACAGGTAATTACGCATTAAATTATTTGATTAGTGGTGACTTTAACAAAGGTGTTCCACTGGGCAAAGTCACTGTGTTCGCAGGTGAAAGTGGCGCTGGCAAAAGTTTTATTTGTTCAGGCAACTTGGTTCGCAACGCACAACAAGAAGGTATCTACGTTATCTTAATTGATACAGAAAATGCTCTTGATGAAAAATGGCTACACGATTTAGGTGTAGACACAAGTGAAGATAAATTACTCAAGCTAAACATGGCTATGATTGATGATGTGGCTAAAACTATCCACGAATTCATGAAAGAGTATAAAGAAATGGTAGAACGTCCTAAAGTCCTATTTGTCATAGACTCATTGGGTATGTTGCTTACCCCCACTGACATTAACCAGTTCCAAGCTGGTGACATGAAGGGAGACATGGGCCGTAAGCCAAAAGCATTAACCTCATTAGTTCGTAACTGTGTAAACATGTTTGGTAGTTATAACGTAGGTATGGTCTGTACTAACCACACATACGCAAGTCAGGACATGTTTGATCCAGACGACAAGATTAGTGGCGGACAAGGCTTTGTCTATGCGTCTAGCATTGTTGTTGCTATGAAAAAACTCAAACTTAAGACTGATGAGAATGGTGTTAAGACCAGTGAAGTACATGGCATTAGAGCCGCTTGTAAGATTATGAAAACACGTTATGCAAAGCCTTTTGAAACTTTGCAAATTGAAATTCCATATGAGACAGGCATGAACGCTTACAGTGGACTTGTTGATTTATTTGAAGATAAAAAACTTTTAGTACAACAAGGCAACAGATTAAAGTACATTGAGCCAACCACTGGAGAAGAGTTCTTATTCTACCGAAAAGAATGGAAAGATGATAAATTAGATATGATAATGCAAAATTATCACATTAAACCTAAAATTATCATTGAAGAGGAGATAGAGGTAAATGAATGACAATCAGATTGCAGACGTTTGGTTATTGTTTAAAGAGTACATTGACAGAAAAGAAGTAGCCGCTATAGCGGAAAAGTATGTTGATCTACTTGCAGACTATGGTATCAAAGACAAGATATTAGAAGGTGCTCGTGGTGCAGATGCTGATCTGGATCATGCTATCGAATACTATCTTGAAAATGACGAAGAAGAAATTGTTGAAGAATACGAAGACTTAGACAACGACGAAGAAGAAGATTATTAATGTGGTATAACAAGATTAGTAAGGATATAAGTCATATTCCTGACGCTGTGCTACACTACGAAGCCGAGCTACAGGCAGCAAAAAGCGATGTCCGTATAACGGGTAATATCGAAAAGGCAGCTGCCAATATGCCCGGCGTTGTGGAACATAGATTTAATCAACTTCAAGAAATTGAAGCTATTCTTGAATACTTGAATATTGAATTGCGACGTCTTCGTAGTCAACACTTTCGTAAGTACTTGGAAAATTATCAGAGAGCTCTTACCAGCCGCGATGTTGAAAAATACGTGGATGGTGAGAGCGATGTGGTTGATTTTGAAAAAATTATCAATGAGTTTGCCCTACTACGTAACAAGTGGTTGGGCATTACCAAAGCATTAGATATTAAACAATGGCAGTTAAGTAACGTAATCAAACTACGTACTGCTGGCATGGAAGACGCTAGTTTATAAAAGAAATGTCAGAGACGGTAATTAACTCAATATATAATTTTTTATCTGTTGGTCGTGATAGATACGGTATAGATTTTTTTACAAGCGGTAGTAACGGTAATATGGTTGATGTTGAAACGGCGCTTTCCAATATCTCCATCCCGCTTTGCTGGGCAGGTTCTCATAAAAGATTATTACATCAACATTGTATTGAAAATAAAAGAAAATTTTATAATTTGGACACGGGTTATTTTGGAAATACTAAAAGAAAAGAACTAATACGTATTAGTATAAACAATCTCCAAGATCAAGGGCCAATTATAAAAAGACCAGCAGACAGATTTAATTCTCTCAATCTTGAAATTTTTAATTTTAAAAGAGGAAATACAATTATTATTGTCCCCCCAGATGATAAAATAACCTTGGATTTCAGATTGTCTAATACATGGGCATCTGATATAAAAACTGAGATTGAAAAATACACAGACAGACCAGTCTATATAAGAAATAGGCCCGCTTCTAGAACAGAACGATTAACCACAGACACATTTAAAAACTGCATTGAAAGTGATGCGTATGCAGTTGTTGGTTATTCATCTAATGCTTTGGTGGAGTCAGTCATGTGTGGTATTCCAACTATTTCGTTAGGGCATTCTGCAATTAATAGTTTTTCTAATCACACATTGTTAGATATTGATAATATTCCTGATATAGATAATCATCGACGAAATCAATGGTTGTACCACCTTGCATACAGGCAATTCACACATGATGAATTATCAAACGGCACTGCCTGGAAAATAATGTCGGCCGAGTCTTGATTGAAATTATTTAATAGATAATCTACGCACATAAATATCACTATGAAAATAGTGATTGTTACAGGTGGTTTTGACCCCATACACTCTGGGCACATTGCCCTACTCAAAGAAGCTAAAAATTTAGGCCATGCTCTTGCAGTTGGCTTAAACTCTGACGAATGGCTGCGTCGAAAGAAAGGTCACGAGTTCATGCCGTGGTCTGAGCGGTCTGCTATTATTGAAAATTTAAAAATGGTAGACATAGTATTTTCTTTTGATGACAGCGATGGTTCAGCCATTGATGCTATCAAACGTGTCAAAGAAGTTTATCCAGATGATGAATTAATCTTTGCCAACGGCGGCGATAGAACAAAAGACAACATACCAGAAATGATTTTTGATGATGTTGAATTTGTTTTTGGAGTTGGCGGCGAAGATAAAAAGAACTCAAGCAGTTGGATACTTGACGAATGGAAAAGTCCAAAAACTGCCAGACCGTGGGGTTATTACAAAGTACTACATCAAGTGGGCGCAGAAGTAAAACTCAAAGAGCTAACCGTTGAGCCTGGCAAAAGTCTAAGTATGCAAAAGCATAAACAACGTGCTGAGTTTTGGTTTGTTAGTGAAGGTGAAGCAACTGTATACACACTTAATAGAAAGACAGATTCTGAATTAATTGGAAAATTTACACAATTTGACCACACATGGATAGCCAACAATGAGTGGCATCAGTTGGTCAACGAAACATTGGAACCATTACGTATCATAGAAATACAGTATGGATCAGACTGTTCTGAAGAGGACATAGAAAGAAAATGAAAGTATTCGTAGGCTACGATGATCGAGAAGACATTGCATATAAAGTATGCGAATATTCTATTAAACGTAAGAATAAAAAAACAGAAGTGTTTCCTTTAAAACAAGAAGAACTCAACGAAACTGGACTGTACTGGCGTGAAAAAGACCCATTAAGTTCGACGGCATTTACGTTTACACGTTTCCTTGTGCCAGCACTAATGAACTATGAGGGTTGGGCAATATTTTGTGATTGTGACATTATATGGATGATTGATCCAGATGAAATCATGAAGTATGCTGATGAAAAATATGCAGTAATGGTTGTTAAGCACAAATACACTCCGCCTGAAGG